TCCCGAAAGTCGCCCGTTAAAGCCATGATTTTTCCTTTTATATGATGAAGTGCCCGTTTACCTGAATTGGTATGGTGGACAAGAAACCATTCTGAGGTCTGTCGATAGATTAGCGGTTAGCGTCTTTCTTGGAATAAGCTAATATAAGGTGCTTTACAAGCATTGTCTTATATCGTATACTTATTTGTTCTAGCCTCTGATAGAATCTTAGGAACCTATAAGCTATAGGTCCCCTTTAGCATAACATTATATGCTATTTGTTATTAAATGTCAAGTACTATTTAACCGAATACAGCTTATCCATTTCTAGTTTAGCTTTATGGTGTTCTGGGTGGTATACATTCCAGTATGGGTGATTAGGATTACCTTTTACTTCTTGTATTTTCTCTGCTGCTAGCGCTTTAGGAGTCTTCATGCTGATATCTCCTGGCATCTGAGCTGATTTGCCTTCTTGCATGCGTCTACCCATTTCAGAAAACATAGATATAATTACCGGGTTGTTTGCAAATTCAGAATTCCTGGATAACGCTGCTACTTCTTTAGGAAATCTTTCTCCAAACTTCTTTAAAGCTACGTTAGCTGCGTGTAAATTAGCTTCTGTATCGGCACCCCACTCTTTCCTTAATGCCTCTTTGGCCTCTACGGCTGCCTTTTCAGTAGCTGCTATGTGCTCCATGGCTAACTTATCGTATACTCCTAAGATGGCTGCTGCTTGCCTTTGGGTTAACCCAGCTTCGAATGCTGTATTTAATAACGCTGCTACTCCTGGAGATGTATCTGGGGTTTCTCCTGTATTTAAACTGATGTCATATTTATCTACACTTTCTGGTCTACCTAACTTACTATAGAATTTAGATAGTTCTTCGGGTGTGGAATTCTCGTTTGGGATCCTTACAGAGCTAGACATGCGTTTTTCTGCCTCTAGGTAACTTTTAGCCAGCCCTGCTACGTCTTTAAATTTAGATATACTGGCTTCTTTCCTTAAATCTTCTGGTAAAGAATCGGCCCATGATGTTGGTTTTAATGTTACTTCTTGTTCTTGAGTACTTGTAGGTGCTTCAGGTTGTGAAGTTTGGGCTTCGCCTAAGTTAAACTCTACTGGGGTATCTTCCATTATGATTCCTATTTTGACTTTTTTAGACTTATGTGATAAAATGACCCCACTACCGGGGGGTCCATAACGTATACTGTATAGTATACTGTACGGTATACCGTACGGTTAACTTTAAGGTTATACTATATGGTAACCGTACAGTTCTTACTTATAGTAAACATTCGTTAAAGAACTTAATCAGGTCTGCCCTCCCTAAATTGTATGCGGTTTTGTTAGCGTCTGAGGGGGCAAAGCAGCTTACCCCAGTGATGTAAGTATTGTTTAAACGATCGAGAAGGGCCTTTCCTGCGGTTGTTTTGAATACCTCTACTGCTAGTTCCTTTAGGTTATTACCTTCTTGTTTTTGCACCTTTAAAGCATTCCTCTTAGCTTCTATAGCGTCTATAATATCCATATGTTTTACTTTACTGTTAATTATTGTTTTACTTTACTGTTAATATCTGCTAAACCTATACCTGCTTCTAGTTGTCTTTGCTGTTCTGCTTGTTTTGCCCTAGCTACCCTTATAGTTTCCTTCTCCTTATCAGTCCTTATAGTAACCTCAGGCACCCCTAGTGACCTCCCTAAGATTAAAGCAGCTTGGTCCCCATCTACGTTATCTAATATGTCAGGCCCTAATACGTTAGCCATAGCCCCCATGTTATTAACCCAACCTTGAATAGTAGTACCATCTCTTAGCTTTTGAGACCTAACCATTTGACTAATGAAGTCTACTTTAATGTCTATGCCTTCCATAACTAATACTTCAGGTAATGGGGGTAATACACCTTCTCGTAACAGAATAGAAAACGACCTTATAAGCATAGGGGACAAGAACTCATGGTTTAGTCTACCTGCTGTAGTGCCTAGTACTTTATGGGCTTGCTCCATCCGTCTTGATACTTCATAAGCTGACATCTCTCCTGTTTCTGTTCTTGGCGGTAAATAGAGTTTATCTAAGTAGAATATTTTCTGAATAGTCTCTGTAAACTTTTGCCTTCCGTAATCGAGAGTTCCTATGTTGGATGCACCGTTTGATCTTAATGTTCTAACTCCATTAACGTCATTGAGAAAGTTTACCGAATTAGAACTGAAGTCTAGAGTGTTAGCTGCATTCTGTACAGATACTAATATGGGGTCGTTTACAGCACTATCAAGAGCTATAAGGCTTAATTCAATAAAAGTATTTAATGTTCTGATTTCAGGTTCAGCTAAATGACCTGGCCCCCTTCCTGTAACTTCTCCTGGACATGTATCCCATCTAGTTACAAATACTGGGAACTCATGATAGCCTTCTTCCTTAACTACCGTAGGTTTACCACAATCTTCTATGTATACAGATGTGAAAGGCATTTCAGTATTAAAGACTAAATTTGATTTACCTTCTCCTACTTTAGTATGTACCCTAGGGTATACACAATGGTAAAACTTATGGTGCTTATCTAGTTTCATCTCGGATGCTTCTTTCTTGATTTCATCCGATAAGTTTTCTAACCCAAAGAACTCAATAGCTTGTTTAACAGTAAGCTTCAGTTTCCTAAATATAGTATCTACTTTACCTTCAATGTTCTCAGCCCATGCTATTTCAGCTAAATGTATAGACTTAAATATAAACCCTCCGAAACCATTACCTGTCTGTTTAGTTTCTTGAAGTAGCACCATGTTACCGAGAGCTGGAAACATTGAGTATGCCTTAGAGGACTCTGAATCTAAGTTACTTTCTGTTAAGTGGTGGTGTAGCAAGTACGTACTCTTCTCCAACCATCTAACTGCCTCCCCGTTATTGTTTAAATCTTCCTTAACAAACCTAAATGTAGGCCGTTCTGTAGGGTCTGAAAAGTCTTTAATGAAGGCTGCAAGGTCTCTGTTAGCAATCATAGCTTCAGATGTGTATACCCCTGCACCCCTTCTAGCTCCTGGAGATTGGTTTTCAGCCTGACTAAAGTTAATAAGCTGATTAGGTATAACAAACTTGCAGATAGACTGCCATGTAGCTTCAGCTGCCAGTCTCTCATCGCTGTTAAAGTGCTTCTTAGCTCTGTCTAGAATATCTTTAGGGTCCACAGATTAAACTCCAGTTAATGTTTCTGTTGGCTGAACGTTAAGTAACGTTGTAGGTCTTTTAATTTTCTTCCTTCTCAAGTCTATTTCTAACTGTTGCTTAGCGTTGGCATCCTGTACGGTGCCTGCGTTATTACCTAATGTTTCTGCCCCTCTAGCTGTGGGTGCATTCGTGGTAGATTCTACTAAAGAGGAAGGTGCCGGTGTTGTATTAATGCTGGCCCCTAACAACTGTTGCGTATTTACAACATCTGTACCCACTCCTGCTGTACTAGCATCTGAACTTACATCTGGTTTTCCTGTTAATACTTCGCTAAGTGATTTCTTTTTAGTATTATTAGTAGTTAGTGCAGCGAATAAGGGGGAGTAACTATCTCCACCTCCGAAAATACTGCCTATTATAGATGATATAAATCCCATATTATGTCCTTTTGTTAATGTAATACCTTGTTTCTAGCCCTGTTAACCTTCTCGACATCCGCAGCTCTTCTTTTACTTAGTAAGTTAGACAGTAAAGAGTTGCTGGTTGCGATAGTTTCTATATCTGATTTTAACTTTATAGTAGGGTCCAATGTTGGTGTCGAGGGTGCCTTAATGATTTCAGGGGCTACTGGGGCTACATCACTGCTACTACTGCTGTCTCCACCTCCAAGAAACCCAAACAAGCTACTTATGAAGCCCATATGTCTACTTTCCTATTAATTTTATAAGGTTTTAATGATGCAGAGCTAAGTTCCAACTCGTGCTCCCTTTCTAGTTTAGCCCTAGCTAGAAATATATTCATGATAGCATCTGCTGCATGACTGTTATCATCATGTAAAGCCTCTTGGGAAAACGACTTAGTGTTAGGTTTATATTTCCGTTTATATAACTCTAACCTCCTAAGTCCCTTACTAACGTTTTTCTCGTTAAAGTACAATGTGTGAAACATACTCCGTATACCGTTAATAGCGTCTAGTTTCCTATTAGGCCTCATGCTAAGTACTACTTTACCTGATCTACCTGTTGGGTCCTCCTTTAGTAACTCATCAAAGATATCCTTAGTTGTTTTATATCCATCTGCTTGCATGTGGTGTCTAGCCCCATCATGGGGAAGAGCGTGGAACCTATACCTGTACTCAGATTTACTCATTAAATAATTATAGTAATCTCTTGGGGCCTTCCCTCTATCTTCATAATAATCTATAATGTTATATCTAGAACCGTCTCGTTGTACAAACCAGATTACCGTGTCGTCTACTTTACCTATATCCCAATATGTATCAACCTTCTTATTCGGGTCAAAGTCATAATGACCTACTCTACCTGCATCTCTAGCAGCTTTAATGTTATCCCCAAAGAACGACCCAGAAGTTGCC